CAGCTTCGCCGCAATCGTGGCTTTTCCAGCGCGGTGCGGTGGAAAGCCACGTTTGCGGCGTAGCTGTTGCCAACGGTGATTGCGGCGTCGTTAGCCAACGCGATGCGTGAGCCGGGAGAGCCGATTGCGAAAGAACCACCTGCAAGCGCCGTATTCACGACGTACTTGTTGGTGTCACCGTTAAAGGTCACAACGTCACCGGCGATGATGGTGCCTGTGCCGCCGTCAGCAGCGATGACGGTGTCACCGATTGCGTGAGAGGCGTCGTTCACCAAGTAGCTTGCGCCCGTACCTTTGGTATGTGACTGCACTTGTGCAGACTCTTTAACCATCAGGCCTTGCAGGTCAAGCAAAACGCCTTGACGCAACATATCGACGCCACCAGCTTCGTTAGCCTTTTGCAACTGAGCCAATTGACGCAAGTTTGTGCCAGCCAACGTGCCAAGAATCATAGATGCTTGACCGTCGTTGCTAGGCATACCGTTGTCAACCAGAATCTGGCGCAACTCGGCGACTTCGCTAAAGTTAGAACCGAAAGGCGTAGTGCCAGCAGTACCAAAAGCGCGTGATGCGTTTGTGTATGCCTCGGTAGCCAAGTCAGCTTCCATCTCGTTAGCCAGCGTGCGCATAGCTTGCTTGATTTGGTCACCGTACACGGTCTCAAAGCCGATACCGTTGTTCAGGTGACGCACGTCCTCGCCCGTGTAAGGGATTTGCACAGCGCGAGCCTTGCTGATAACCAATGTCTTGTTATCAACCGTCTGGTCTGTACCTTCGGGGATGGTCATTGACTCAGCCACGTTTACAGCGGTAGCTGCGCGTGTGAATGAGGCACGGACATTGTCACCCTTGGCGGCACGCTCGGAGCCGTTGGCGTTAATGGTAGCTGATGGGATGAAGCCGACTAACTCGCGGCCTACTACGTCAGCGGCTTTATAAATGTCCGCTGCAAGGTTGTCTAATACGTTTGCCATTGTGAAGTTCCTTTGAAAATGGTCAATCTGAAATTACTTTACCGCCATCTTTAACGAATTTGGCGCGTTCTGATTGTGCCATAACGTCAAAGTCTGAGCGACTAACTTGTTTTCGACCACCATCGGCTCTGCCTTGTGACCGTGTAGCTCCGCTACCGTTTGCCTGTGACCCGTCCACTAAGAACGGGTACGCAGTTTTGATTGTAGCAGTCAAGTCATCCAAAGTGGAAACTGTTAATTGACCGCTATCATCTAAAACTTTAATGCCATCGTCGGTTAATGTCAACCGAGCGCTGATTTGTTGCTCGAGCAAATTTGCCCGCGCTGTGTCTTTGGTAAGGCCAGCGGCAATCTTGGCGGCAGTCGTTTTAATCTGCCCGCGCTTGATGTTGGTGTTTAACTCCTCCATCTTTGCCTTTAGCTGGTCGGCCTCATTCTTTTGCGCCTCGAATAACTGTTTGTAGTCATTGCTTGCTTTAGCCTTTTCTTCAGCCTCGCTCTTAGCTAACTGCGCCGCTTCGTCTCGCTCGCGTTGTACCCGCTTTTTCTCAGCAAGTAGTTCGTCGTTCTTCGACTTCAAGCCGGTGATGCTTGCCTCGATTTGCGCTTGCGTGTGTGCGGTTACGGCCTCGGCAATTTGCGCCTTTACCGTCTCGTCTAGTTCAATGTCTTTTAGGAAGTCCATTTATTTACCTCTGGTTTAAATGTTGTGGCTCTGCCACGTTAAATGCCCGCGTCATCAAATGCTTGCGGTTCCAATCGGCGCAGTTCGTCAAGGGTCAAGGTTCTACCTTGGCTATCAACAAACCGCCCAATGCTCAAATCACCATTGCGGAACAACTTGCCCCGCGATGGTCCTAAAACTGTGTCCTGAAAACTAGCTGGCTGCCTCTTTAGCCATTGCTCGTATGTCGTGGTCGCTGGGACTTGCTTTGCGCCCTGTGCGCCGACTGATGGTCGCTGACCTTTTAATCCGCTGATAGGGCTGATTTTAGGGTCAACAATTGGCACGATAGTGCTACGGCAACCAAAGTGCGCGGGAGGCTTCGGGCTTTCCGGTGCGAACGGGTAGATAAGGCCGTCACGGTTCATGCAAATCAAACTGGTGCGTGCGTCTAGCGTAGACACCCACTCGTAGCCGGTGAATAGGTCTTTGTTGTCACGCATCACTACGTCGCGGGCTTGCACCGATACATGGTTGGCTACCGTGCGGACAATCGTTGCGGCCTGTGACTTCTGTATAGGCGCAAGGTTCTTTACCGCCGTTTGTATCGTGCCGTTTGCATCACCTAGTGCTATCCCGTCGCGTATCGTTTGCACAATCTGCTCGGACTTCTTCTTGCCAAACGTCTTTAGCGCATCGCGGATGGTGTAGCCCTGACTAGGCGCTAGGTTCATTATCGACGTGAATACGCTGGCCTCTAGTTGCGCCATCGCGGGTAGCACCGTGGTCGTGCGTATCGTGTTGTCAAACATCCGCTTGCTAAACTCGGCTTCGTACTCGGCAAAGTCAATGGCCTCTTGGATTATCTTGTCAGCTAAGTCGCCGTTCAACTGGTCGGCAAGTAGACGCAAGTCCATTAGCAACTCTTGTTGCCTAGCGCGAGACAAGGCCGTAAGGTTGCCGCCGGATATGCGGTTTGCTACTTGCTCAATCAGCGAGTCGATGGCCTCGATAGCCTCTTTTTCTCTGCCCGCAGCGTATAGCTGGACAAATACTTGGTGTCGCGTTGCCGCGTCGATTAAAGCCGTGTTGGTTGACATTAAATCAGCGGGTTAGCGGTTCCACGTTCTTCGCGTACATCTTCAAGGGTGCGCTCAGGGTCTACAACTCCGGCGCTCTTTAGGCGGTCGAAAATGTCCTTCTCGCCAATAATGTCCCTGTCCATTAGCGTGACCATAGACATAATCAACTGCGGGTCAACCGACTTGTCGTAGAACTCGGTATTGATGTGGAACTCAATATCCTCTGGCGGCAAGCCCATGAACTCGCCTACCCATTGCAAGCAAATCTCTATGCCCTCGGACAGGTTGTCTACCAAGTCACCTAGCACGCTATTCTCGGATGCAAAGCGAATACGCGCACCCTCGGCGGTCTCGTTGCCAGCGCGGTCGGTAATGATGCGTGCACCGATAGCAACCATCGCGCCCTCTTTGGCTCGCATGGCCTCCATCACCAACTGGTTGGGGTTAGCTTGCAATAGCGTAGCTGAACCTGAGTCGCCTAGAACGTGCCCAGAGCGTGAACCTAGCTTGATGCCTTGCGGGTTGTATTGCTTCCATTGCTCCGCGCTCAGGCTGTGCGTAATGAACAGGCTTGGCTGACCCACCAAAAAGCAGGACTCCTCGTAGTCGGCGCTGTTGCGGTAGTGCGCCATATTCACGTCGGCAATGTCTGCCAAAGGCGCCTCGTCAATCGTGCTGTCGTTGTTCTTTGCGCCAACGAACTGGAACGGGATTTCCGTCCAGCGGCTACCGTCGGCTTTGGTCGGGTATGACTCCTCGGTGTAGGGTTCGTCATCGCGGTAAATCTGCGTCGTGTAACCGTCTTCGCGCAAGCGTAGCACGCGGTACTGCACGTCAGCCGTGTGGTCAAACTCGTCCTTCTGTACGCTGTAATTCTCGGCAAGCACCACTAGCACCAACAGACGGCGACCGTTTACGTTATCGGTACGCCAGTTAACCACTTGCTCGGCGGTGTACGGGATGATGGTTGCTTGCAGACTCATGCGAGCCACTTGCTCGGCGCTTAGGTTTTCATCCGTCGCAGGGTAGTCTACTAGGAACGACGTGCGCCCGGTCTCCAACAGGTTAGACAATTCATCTTTGGCTAACTGAACCAATGAGAGGCCGTCGCCCGTAGCGTCTTGCAACAGGTAGCCTAACTGGTCAGGCAGCACAAAGTCGGGTTGCTTGCGGAACGCTGCGCCTATTAGCGCGTTCTTGGTGCGGCCTGTGAAGTTCGTATATACGGCACGCTTGATGTATTGTCGGTAGCGGATGGTCTCCGTACCTTTGGCTTCGTCGCCCGACGTGTTATCAGGGACTGGTAAGTATTGATGCTTTTTCTCTTTGACCGCCCGTGAACCTTTAACCGCGTCTCGCGTTCGCGCCCAGACGGGCAAATACTTTTGATATTCGGGGTGCGGATTACTTACAGCCATAGTCGGTTCCTTTGTGCTATTTTAGCCACATTACAATGCAAAGCCAAAATTTACATTTGCCACAGGTCGCACGATTGGCATCTCAAACGCTATCGGATACGTTGTCGCATCGTTTTGGTGGTCAACGCCGCTGCTCTTGTCTGGCTCGCCGTTCTTGTATACCTGTTGCTCAAGGCTTTGCGCCACCGTCGGGCAAGCCCTAGCATTAACAAATAAGCGTCCAGCCTCAAACGCGGCATTGGTTGCCATAATTCTATCCCTAACGCCGGGGTTGCGGTTATTTACGCGTACATAAAAACCAGCCGATTCTAGCAAAGATATATCCGACAGGGAAGCGTTGACCGTTTTGCGTGCCTTGCCACTTGCGTCAGGGTAGATATAAATCTGGTGGTCTGCGTAACGGCCTTTGATAACGTCAATCATCTCAGGCGTATCGTACATATTGGTCAACTCGTCAACAGCGTGCCATTGGTTGCCACCGTCGCGCCTAACGTATACGGTCGCGGCCTGCTTGGTTACGTTGAAGTCGCACCCGATAAACAAAGGCTCTGCGCCCTTATCATCCTTGCGTATAACCTCGTCGGTGTTGTGCGCCGTGCGGTTGTAGCTTGCGTACACCGAGCCTGAGTTAAGGTTTACGAACTGCCCGTCAAGGTAAGCCGCCAGCAAGTGCTCAGGATAGATGCCCTTCAACCCTTCGATGTAATCAATCGGTAGGTGCGGGTTCGACCGTGTTGGCGCTTGGATTATCTCGTAGCCTTCTTTGGGGTTCTTCTTCCATGTATCGTAGACGAACCTAAAGCCCTCTGGCGTTGTCGTCACCCCGATGGTGTTGCTTTGCCCGTTCGGTTTCTTTTGCCGGTTACGCGCCAGGATTTGCCGCCAAACGTAGGCCGCGTCATCTTTCTTTAGCGTATCCAGTTCGTCAACGTCAGCGTCGGCGTGCTCGTAGCCAACAATGCGGCTTGGGTTATCCATCGAGCGAAAGTAGATATGCCCGTACCCGTGAATGTCGATGTAGTTGCTTGGCGACTTCACCAGCGTATAAGCCAGCCCCAACTCGTTCAGAACGGCCTCAAAGCGTGGAAACGCAATCATGCGTATAAGGTCATAAGTCGGCTCATAAAAGCCCCTGTTGCATCCGGGCGCTTCAAGCAAACCGATAACCGAGCGCAATACCGCCGCCTCAGTCTTACCCGCACCGAACCCAGCAACGAACGCGGGAAAACGCGCTTTTGTCTTGATGTAGCTGTTTTGCGGCTCAGTCGGGGATATTCTCGTCACTTGGGTTCATGTATTGAATATTGACCACGGGGCGAGTGTCAGCTTGCTCTTTGTCTTCACGCCAACCGGCTTGCGTCTTTAGGTAAAAGATAGCCGCCGAGATATTGCCGTTTTGCGCTTGGCTGATAAGATTCTTGGCCACATTACCGATAGCTTTGGCCTTGCCCCTTTTATACGCGTCAAAAACCTCGGGCTGGCGGCTTTCCACTTCGCGCAGGGTTGTCTCGCTAATGCTGAAATAATCAGCCATTTGGCCTTTGGATAATACAGCGGCAAGTGCCTCGACTTGTGCGGTCTGCGCTGCGTCGAATACTATAAGTGGTCGGCCTCCACCATCGCCTTGGTTTCCTACTTTAGCCATGGGTTTTCATTAGTGAGTCAGCCATTTCAACACTCATAACAGCAACCATTTCAACCCTAAACTTCTCTGGATTTGGCACACCTTGCTGTCGCTTAATTGCTTTTACTTTGTGCGTATATAAACAACCCTCCATTGGAGAGCCATCATGGTCGTGTACTACGCACCATCTCTTTGACGGTAGAACTTTCATTCACTAACCCCCTCTAAGACAGCTGTATTGCCTGTAAATTCCTCCCAACGTTTTACGATTACATCGCAGTATTTTGGGTCTAACTCCATAATTCGAGCGTAACGACCATTTTTCTCGGCGGCTATCAAAGTTGTCCCTGAGCCACCAAAGCTATCCAAAACTATATCTCCACCTTTTGTGTTGTTAAGTAATTGATACTCAAACAAAGCAACTGGCTTCATTGTTGGATGCTCTCCGTTTCGGCTTGGTTTGTCGAATTCAAGAATGGTTGTTTGCTTTCTATCGGTTGCCCAAAGATGACCAGCGCCTTCTTTCCACCCGTAAAGGCAAGGCTCATGCTTCCAATGATAGTCCTGCCGCCCCATTACCATAGAGGACTTCTTCCAAATCAAGCATTGCCTAATTTGCCAACCAGCATCAAAAGCCGCGCCTCTGAAGTTATAACCCTCAGAATCAGCGTGCCAAATATAAAAAACAGCACCCTTTTTCATTACCAAATCAGCGGTAACGTAGGCGTCTCTTAAAAAGCCACGGAATTCATCGTTCCCCATTGAATCGTTTTGGATTGTTAGTTTTTCTTTGGTTCCACCCTCATAAGCAACGTTGTAAGGCGGGTCTGTAAGCCACATATCAACCTCTTGCCCAGCGCACAGCTTTTCCATGTCGCTTACACTGCAAGAGTCTCCGCACATCAAACGATGCTTGCCAAGGATATAAATATCGCCTAGCTTTGTTTTTGGCTCTTCTGGAACCTCTGGCACCTCATCCTCATCAACCAAACCCTCTACCTGTTCAGGCTCCAGTAGGTTTGCCAACTCATCAGCATCAAAGCCAATCAGGGATAGGTCAAAGTCCAAGTCCTTCAGTTCGGATAACTCAACCTTGAGCATCTCATCGTCCCACCCTGCGTTTAGCGCCAGCTTGTTGTCGGCAATGATGTAGGCTTTCTTTTGAGCTTCGGTAAGGTGCGCCAGCCGTAAGCAAGGCACTTCATCCAGCCCCAGCTTGCGTGCCGCCATTGTGCGACCGTGACCAGCAATAATGCCGCCGTCTTCGTCAATCAGTACAGGGTTGGTAAAGCCGAACTCTTTGATGCTTGCGGCTATTTGCGCGACTTGCGCGTCTGAGTGCGTGCGGCTGTTCCGAGCGTAGGGAATCAGCGCCTCGATAGAGACTTGCTCAATTTGCTGTTTTGCCATTTTGACCCACTAGGTAAAAATTTGCGCTTTCTGACTTAACCCACAAGGCCAAGCCCAAGCGAGGCTATCTTATCACCATTTAACTTTTCCAGTAACCCCGTGGCAACCTGTTTGCACCTTGTTGAGACATAGTCGCCCAGCGAACGTTGCCAGCCTCGTAGTGCCCAAGCGGGTTTATTCTGTCCAAGGTCATACCTTCTTGGCGCAAACCGATGCAACTTATTAAGTCCTGTAAAGAGTTAAAACGAAACTCCACTTTCTCATAGCAAGCATGGTGTTCTGCACCAAGCCTACACCTTTGTTTTGCCTTGTAATAGCTGTTTCTTGTTCTAAGCAAATCAGGGTTATTCTTAACGCCAGTCCCGTTTTTAGGGTGTGAGCGATTATCAAAGCGAGACCTGTTGTGACATGGCTTGCATATAGGCGGCTTATTGGCTTTAGCTAACCTAGAAATAACATCAGAGCGAACCAGCCTTTTTTGTTTACAGCTTGGGCACTCTATTTCATGTTTGAGGTTTCCATTTGGCATATATCGCTCCTTTAAGCAATTATACTACCATTTGGTATTGTTCACCACTTAACCTTTGCCGCCCACCACGCTGCGCTCATCTTGCCCTTAGCGATATTCTCAGCGTGCCTAGCCTTAAACGACGCACGCCTTGCCGCATCCGCTTTTGACTCGCCTTCACGCTTAGGCGAGCCGCTTACGCCTTGCTGACCAAACCGTATTAGCTTTACATCGTCGCCAGACTTAGCCAGCACCGCGTGGCTTTTCTCTGGGTGGCTTGGCGTTCGCTTTGGCTTGTTGTAACCGGCGAATGTTTCTTTGCCGCGCTTAACTGGCATATCTCACCTCATGTAAAAAAGCGCCACCTCTAGGATGGCGCAAGTTGGAGCAATCCAACAGGAGAACGGTTTATTGTAGTTCCAAGCGCCACCAATGGGCAAGTAGCAATGCCTCGGCTCGCCCGTTGTCTTTTTTACGGGTCAGCGGTGCGTTAGGCCATAGCTTGCGGGCAAGGTCTAGCGAGTCGTTCTTATCGCTTGTCAGGCCAAGGTCGCGTTTCCACTTCTGAGGCGTGACCATGTGCGTCGGCGCGTTGATGCGCTGCGTTAGCGCCAAGGCCATGCCAAACGCTATGCCGAACTTGAAAGTAGACGCTACGCCTTGCGCGGGCATCGAGTGGACGGCCTCCACGCATATTTCAAGGTCGCACGCATCGCGGGCTTGGCTTATCTCGCTGTGTATGTCGTTGGTCAGTAGCTGTTTGCTGTCGTTGAGCATATCCCCACAAGCCACATACTCACCGTGCCAATCAATCATCCCCCACGCGCCGCTAAAGCCGGGGTCTATGCCTAGTATTTTCATTGGTCGTTAATCATCCGCATAACCTCATCCAGTAAAGCGTACTGCCCGCCGTATCGTTGTTCAAACCGTTTCTTCCAAGGGTGAACCGCTATCAATCCTGCGTGACCCGTGTTGTCTTGGTGGTGACCGGCGCACAGCGGCAAAACCTTTGTGTGCGCGTCCGGCTTGGTTCGCCCGTCAATATGGTGGATGGATACCAAGTCGTTGGAGACGCCATCCTTTAGGCAAGCGATACAACCGAGTTGAGCGATGCGGTCTTGTAGTGCCTTTTCCGAGGCCGACCGTGTTTTACCCTTCATCGAGCACCACCCCATTTTGCGCTGCCCAAGCCATCAGCCATTCGGTGAACTCGGACGCTTGTTGCTTAGTAAATTTACGGGTCTGTAAACCCAATTGCACAATACCATCGCCTGTCAGATTGGGAATGACTTGCCCCGAGTTTTGCTTAATCTCGCGAGTGTAGGTATCCACCAAAAGTCGCTTCCAAGATTCAGCGTCCCAAGTTGAGCCTAAATGTTGAGCCTGTTTAGCGATTTGGTGGATGATGGAATGATACATCGCGTTCTGGTCAAGCGTTCGGTTTTCGCGCTCAACTTGCACCGTCAACGCCACACCACTATCCAGCGACTCCTTCATCTTCACCCATAGCTGGCGCATCTGCTTGACGCCTTGTTCGCTGCTATGCAAGGCTATTTTCATATTCGTTTTCCCTAACGGCTGTCATACAAGTGCGGATACTGTTGGCGTGACCGCTGCCCTGCTTACTGGCGATGCGGTTAAGCGCCTCCCGTAGCCAAGGGTTGCGCTCGGCCTTGTCTTTGGCATAGAACATCTGCACCAACTCACGCGCCGTTGCCATGTTGTCGATTTGCTTTTGCTCGGCGGCAACCTTTTCAAAGCGCGTGCGCTGCTCATCAGTAAATGGGGATTTCCAAGTCGCCCGTTGCTTTGAGTGCTTCGTCAACGACGTGGGGAGGGTAGATTGCACCATCACGAATCCTGTCTAATATTTTGTTGGCTAGTTCGCGGCTCATTCGTAGTCACCCGCACGCGAGTGCATAAGCAACGCCAGCATAAAAACAAACAGTATGAACGATAAATATAAAAACCAAACAGACCATGAAATCAACA